TTTATGTAAAGGCAGAAAAAATTGATACGCTTGTAGAGTTTCAAGAGAAATGCAGAAACAACGGCAGACGTTCTTATAGTGAAGTATTAGTTGAATTAATGGAAAACTATAATAAAGCTAACTAACTATGAAAGAAGATTTATCAATATATAGATATTACAATGAGCAGCTTGAGTATCACGAAAGATATACAAGACATAATTTCTTAGCACAAAGACTATTAAATATAATAATTCAAGCTAATTGGAATAAAAGAATTTTATGTAATAAAAATTTTGTAATGCAAGATAATGATATTGAAATACATAAAAATAGATTTGGTAGATATATGGCAATAGTTGACACAATAGCTACTGAAATGCAACAGTTAAGAATTAACTATAATGCAAAAAGAATAAATAAAATACAAACTATATTAACTAAAATACAAAACTATGAAAATTAAAGAAATAGCACAAAGATATAATTTAACTAAAGATGATTTTTGGGAACTTAAAAGAGGTGCATCCAGTATGTGGATATTAACTCACGATGCTTGTGAAAAGATTGCAGCAAAAGAGAATATTCAATTTGGCGCGCCAACAGTATTTAGAGACAGCAATCAAGATGTTGCAATGGTAGGAGATGCAAAGCGTGGAAATAAAATTGCTTGGAGTACTGGCGAAGCATCACCAAAGAACTGTAAAGCTCCTTATCCTTTTGCAATGTGCGAAAAGCGTTTAAAAGACAGATTAACACTTAAATTAATTAATGCTTATGAATTTGGTATTTATTCAGATGTAGAAGCAGATAACTTTAAAAAGAAAACAAATGACTGAAGAATACAAGAAACTGTTAAGCCTTCTTAAGAATAAAGAACAAACAGAAAAGCAATGGAATGCAGCACTTAAAAAGTTTTATAAATCTAAAATAGCACAAAATGAAAAAGCATCTTAGTTACAGCGCATTATCACAATTTAAGAAATCACCAAATCATTTGCTTGCGTATTGGAATGGAGATATGAAAAGAACTGATGCAATGCAGTTTGGTTCTTTAATTCACAAGCTATTACTACAACCTGAATCATTTGGTGATGACTTTGCAGTTTTTGAAGGCTCAAGAAGAGCTGGAAAAGTTTGGAAAGAATTTAGCAAAACCAACCAAGATAAAACAATTATTAAACAATCTGAATTAGATGCAGCAAATAATATTTTAAATAATGCTATGAATCACGAAGTAGTTAAAACAATGTTAGCAAATGCAACTGATAAAGAACTGCAACTTAATTGGAAACACAAAGGTGTTAATTTCAAAGGCTTTGCAGATTTAATTACTACTTTTGAAGGCAAACAATGTGTTGTTGATATTAAAACCACTACTGATGCTGGTAATCGTTTCTATAGAGATTTATACTATAATGATTACAAAATGCAATTAGCAATGTATCAAGAGCAATTCAGCAAAGAATGTGATGCTTATATAATAGCAATTGAAACTACAAGCCCATTTAATGTACAAGTTTATAAATTAGATGAAAGTTTGTTATTTAAAGGCTGGATGGATTACGACCATTACACACAAAAGTTTACAGAATGGAATGGTAAACCTCAAGGTTACAGCAATGCAATTATAGAAGTAGCAACAGAAATAGAAGAAATAATATAAACCAATAAAAACAAATAACAATGAAAACACAATTAGAATGGCCAAACAATTACTTTAATAAAAAAAATGAAGTAAAAAGGTCAACAGAAAATCAAACACCTAAAATTAAAAAAACAAAAAATTATGAAATATTTAAAATTCATATAGCAAATAGGAAAATCAATAAAAATCACGTTGAAAACATAAAAAAATCTATGCAGAAAAATTTTTTAATTTCTCCTATAATTGTAAATGAAAATTTTGAAGTTATTGACGGTCAGCATAGATTAATTGCTTGTAAAGAATTAGGATTGCCAGTATATTATTTTATTAATAATAACTATGGTATTAAAGAAATGCAAAGACTTAATGCAATTAATAAAAATTGGACACCAATAAATTATTTAAATACTGGTGTTGCATTAAATGACCAAGATTACATTGACTATAAAAGATTTAAAAATAAATATGGTTTTTCTCACGATGTAAACCTTACTCTTTTATGTAATAACAACAGTAAAAAGGAAGTTGATAAATTTAGAGAAGGAACATTTCAGGTTAAGAATTATGAGCTTGCTTGTCAATATGCAGATTTAATTTATTTGGTATCTCCTTACTATAAAGAATTTAAAAGAAGAAGATTTATTTCAGCTATTTTATTTTTATTAAAACATAAACAAGATATTTTTTCAATGCAAGAGTTTGTAAATAAATTAAAAAAACAACCTAACTCTTTACAAAATTGTGTAAATACAAAACAATATATTGAACTTATTGAAGAGATATATAATTATAGAAGAAGACTAAAAGTAAATTTGAGATTTTAATAACCAATAAAAACAAATAACAATGAATAAAGATGAAACAATATACTGCGGAAGCGGTAAAGTAATGAATGAAAAATGGTTAAAAGTAACTATTAATCCTTCAAAAATAGCTGAATACATTCAAGAGTATAACGGCAATAAGTTTATAAAACTTAATGTTAATATTAAACCTGAAGCTGACCAGTATGGAAAAGATGTTAGCATTAGTGTTGACACTTGGAAGCCTGAAGAAAAAGCAGTAAAAGCTACTGCAAGTGAATCTTCAAATGATTTACCCTTTTAATATTGATGATGTACTCAAAGAATTTAAAAAAAGAGGATTGGTTGTTACTATCTCCAAAAATACAACTGTTGTTAATTGAAGGAAAATCAATGCCTGAAATAGCAAAAGAATTAGATTTACCATATGAGAGATTAGTGTATAACTACAAGCCTATTAAGAAAAATTTTAAATATTTTGACCCAGTTAATAAAGAAGTAAAAGTGGAAGCGGTTAACGCTGCTTCCTTTACTTTTAATAAAAAATATACAATTGAATCATTAACTGAAGAAGATTTAAAAGCTTACAGAAATTATGAATTAAAACACAAAGCATATTATGAAACAAAATAATAATTTTGAATATGATTTGGAAATTGGTATAAAAGGTGAAAACTTTGTTGCTAAAGCATTGTCTGATGTTAAAATAGAAGTTAAAACAGATTTTAAAGCAAAAGACACTGGAAATGTATTTGTAGAATATGAAAGTAGAAATAAACTAAGCGGCATTTCTAAAACACAATCTAAATGGTATTGTTTTGTAATATCAAATAATAATTTAATATTTATATCAGTAATCAAATTAAAAAAACTATGTAGAAAATATTTAAATACAAATCGCGATGTAAAAGGCGGTGATAATAACACATCTAAAGGTATATTATTGCCATTAGAAGATTTAACCAAACTATAACCAACTAACTATGAAAGAATTACCATACTTTAAATTTTATCCTAATCAATGGATAACAGGCTCTATATCATTTATGGATTTAGATGTACAAGGGGCTTTTTTAAAAGTCTGCTGCTATTATTGGAGCAAAGAATGTAATGTTACAAGAAATCAAATAAAGTCTTTAATACCTAAACAATGGAGCTTACTGCTTGATTGTGAACTATTTAAGATTGAAGAAGATAATATTAAAATTAAATGGCTTGATGAACAACACAAAGAACGATTAGCAGAACATAAAAGAAATGTTTCTAATGGTCGTAAGGGGGGCTTAAGCACCGCTAAAGCATTAAGAAAAGATAAGAAAAGAAAAGATAATTACGAAAATGACAATCTTTTAAAAGTTAGTGATGAGGTAAAAAAACTACTTGAAAAATGATTTTAGAAGATAAAGCAACAGTACCATATTTAAAAGCATTTAAAGAAGGTAGAATAAAAAAAGGTGTTGGTATAGGTTGTATTCTTGATGATTACTTCTTATATAAGAAAGGCAACTTTAATATGTTTCTTGGTTTAGATAATGTAGGTAAAACAAATTTTATCTTGTGGTATTTAACAGCACTAAGTAAATTGAAAGGTAAGAAATGGTGTATATGGTCAGGTGAAAACAATGCTGGCCAATTGAAAAGAGATATAATACAAATGTGGACAGGTGAAGCAATTAAAGACTTAAACGAATATTTGTTCTATCACGACGAAATTAGTAAGTATTTTAAATTTATAGATAATAAAAAACTTTACAATCATAAAGAACTATTAAAGATATTTGAAGAAGAAGATTGTGA